TTTCTTTTCAGTTAGTGTCTTTTCCATAATAACTCTCAAATCTCACCTGTTTTCATAATATATGCATCGGTAACAGCACGCTGACCTACTTGATTTGCCCATTCAGATGCAAGCATTGCTTCAGATGCTTTTTCATAATCTTTATTTTCTAATGCATTATGCATATCATGAAAGTTTAAAAAGCTATTTATTCCAATATTAAAACACATATCAATTAATGCTATTTTTCTATTATCATCCAATGCATCAAAGTAACTACATAACTGACTTAATTTAGATGAAAAATAAAGTATATCATCATCCAATAACATCAACGCTTCCGATTGTGAAATCCCTCTTGAGCTTAAGTTTCTACCTATACCAATCGTAATATGACCTGTCGTATCAGAATAAACAAATTGCTTATAAGATTCATGACGCAAAATTAAATTTCTTAACTTCTGACGCGCTTCGGGTGTCATTCTCATTTTCCTTAATGATCGTATTTGAATCAATAGTAGCACAAGGCCGATAACAATAGGAACACTCAAACCAATCTTCTGATAGATTAGCACTATAGACTGAGCGTGCTTGATAGATTTCAGCACGACAACATCGACTTAAAATCATACTTTCTCCAACATCCATATTGAAAAAAATGCCCTTTATTCAAGGGCGAATATATATATGCAAGGTAAGGATTATTGATGTGAAGAAGATAAGAATCTATCCATCTTCATGTGTAACGAGGAGACATCCGATTTAAGAATATTTAAGATGTAAGACGTTTCATTTTTGTGATTGTAAATATACAAAGCACTTAGCCCGGAAAAAAAACCTACAATCAGTCCAAATATAAAAAACATACCTAATCCTTGATCCATTCTTAATTTGATGACAAAAGCGATTGTATCTTTACTTCAAGCATCCCGTCATCCACTTTATGCATTTTTTTTACGTAAAGCTCTTCTACCTGATTATCGTTATTGTAAAGTTTAGCATGTTGAAGAGAATCCAGTGTAATCTTCAGAATATTATCAATATCCCTCTTCCTTAAATCAGGTGGGTACATTTTGATCTCAACTCGTAGAAGATCCTCTTCAAACTTTGGAATCGAATAAACGATAAAAAAAACATCTTTGAAATATCTTTTAGCAATGGGCGAAAGATAAACCCCATATTTTGATATTTTCCAAATATTATTCACGCTAATATGGTGCGGATATGGCAATACAAAACTAGCTTCTCTCAACATTCAAATCCCTTTTTATTGTTCTACATAGAACAATTTGTTATTCTATCCAAGTTATTTTCTGTTTCATAATTCCTTGTATGGTAGAGTGTGCCATGAAAAGTTACATCATTGGTTTTTCATGGCCTTTTTTTAAATGCGACCATCACTAAAGTTAGGGTCTGTCTTAATATCTCTCTTGAACTTCTTCCACCCAATAACATATTTGATTAGCCGTTCTGCCTCTCTCGCTTCTTTGGTCTTTTCATGTTTAAGCACTTTTAAAAAATGCTTCAGTTCTTTTATTGTGCAATTATAAAGCTCATTGAACATTTGTATAGTCTCAATTTCCATTTTTCTTTATTCCTTTTTCTGTCCCTATCTTGCTAATAGCTAAATTCCCAAATATGGCGGCCGTGCCGCAATTTTCTTTCGCTCCGTATAGGGTGGTAAGTGTTTTTATATAAAATGCTTTGGTGGACTTGTTTTTAGCTTCCCATTGAGTTTGTGACTTTCCTTTCCATTGCCTCATCATGAACCTTCCTTTGCCCAAGTGTATGAGTTAGTGCCGATTAGTGCCAAGCACTAATTAGTACCATAAAAATCAATTTTATCTGTTTAAAATCTGCGCGTCTATCTTCAAGAAGGAGTAGGCGCGTGACCATAGTGACCATAGTGACCATGAGTTCCTATATATTACTTTTTATTAAATTTGCTTATATTATAACCACCTATATTGCTATATATATTAATATATATAGATATTAGTCACAGTTAGTCACATAGTCACATAGTCTTGTAGCCCTACAGCCACGCGGGTTTTTTTTGTGGCTAACTTTTTGAGATTAAATATTAGATGGTCATAGTTGGTCATTGCGAGGTTAAAATATAACCTATTAAACACATTTTGTTTAATATACTACCTGTACATTTATTTGCTAACTATACACGAGTAAATGGAGGGTTAATATGGATAGGGATTTCGTGAAAACGTCCGTCACGCATTTTTTTAGGTTCTTTTTTTGTTATTCTGCGCAAAATTTTGCTTATTCGGTTGAGTTCACTTTTGGTTGGTGACCGATAACCAAGTTCAATTAGTAATTGAGTAGCTGTTATTAATCGACGACTATCTGAGCTCCAGTCGTAATTAGCTATAAGCATTTCTTCAAATGGATCTTGGGGTTCATGGTTGCTATTATTTTGATTTACTAGACCTTGCAGTTCTTGGGTTAGATAAGTTGGATGTCCTGATTGCCAATAATTATAAGCTTCTGCCCAAACCTGGATCATATCCAATTGATGGTTTAAATCGATGCTTTTAACTTCAATTGTCCACCAACGACGGTTACCGGTGGTATCTATTAAATATTTATCATCATTAACTGTTGCGACATAAGCTGTTCGTCTTGGTATAAGAGCGGCTTTCCTAGCATAAGCAGCACGAACTAAATCTGCTTGCGTAGTAATAAAACTTTTTAATCTTCCGATTTCACTTTTACTGAAGATAGAATCAAGCTCTCCTAATTCGCATATCCAATACTTTGCTAAATGAAGCACGCTATCTTTATTAGTTGGATCTAAGAAAGCACTTTCTTTGACGGCATTACAATTAATAGGATCAAGCGATTTTACCCATCTTGTTTTACCTATGTTTTGTTCCCCTAAAAGAACTAACACACCATGGTTCATAAACCCATCGATACTATGCGCAGCGGCAATGGCACTCACCATCCAAGTTGTAATAATCTTCTCAGCTAATTCAGGAGATTTAGCTTCTAAAGTTTTGATAAATAAAGATAAGCGATGTACTCCATCCCATGGATTTCGCTTTAGCATTTCAACGATGGGGTGATAACAATTTTGATATGCGATTACGTCGAGATGAGCATCCAATTTTGTAGTTGGCATTTCATTTAAGGTAGCTAAATAATCAATTAAATGTAGAGCTGCATTTTCTTTATCGTCATTAAAAATAGAATATCCTGGTATTTCAATTTCTCGTTGGCGACTCATGAGGTTGTAACGAATTTTAGTTTTAAAATGAGCTAATAACCATTCAAGATTTTTAACGGTATCAAGGACTTTTATACTATGTTTTTGCTCGATGATTTCTGGATAAATTAAACGGGAAAGAATGACTTTTGAGGGGTTATCTATTGGCATTTTTGCTCCTTAGAGGTTTATTTAGTTGCAATCCAACGCAATCAATATAAAATAAACCTGTCTGTTAAATGGATTTAAAAGGTAAGAGGTGTTGAAGCACCTCTTACATATTCTTGTAGAAACCAAGCCTACTCCTAGATTCTTTCAATTGAAAGCTGTTTTTGAACTTCTTCTTTACCTTCAAGTGCAGCTAAATCGTTAAAATCACTTGGCTTATTCCTAATAAATAATCCTTTAAATTCAGGATAATGCAAAACAGCTTTAATGTGTTTTAAAACCTTTCTAGCAGATTTAAGACCAACATTTACTTTCCCGCCTTGATCATTATCAGCGCATATATGAATCTGGGTATATGCAAATTTCTTCCTAATATCGAGTGCCACTGTAAGAAGATTAGCCGCACTCATTGCGCATATAACGGGCTTCTTAATAATCTCCTGGATAGTGCATCCCGTTGCATATCCTTCGCATATATAAATATCAGATGGTGGATTAAATAAAGGATCTAAAGAAAGCCATCCCATTAATCCGTTGGTTGGGACATCTCTTTTAAAGCGCTTAAATCCATTTGGTTTTATAAACTGGATGGAGCGAAACTTTAAATTAATATCAAAAAGAGGAATTAATAAAGAAGAACGACAGACAAACGAATTATATGGAATAATCTTTTTATTCTTGGCATATGGGTGAAGTGGTACTCCTTCTTTTGTTGCATGTTCACAAGTTTTACCTCTCCATGTACGATGAGATAAAAGAAGATGGCATCGATAAGCGGCATCATTTGCGATTGTTTGCGCTTCTTTTAGTAGCAACAATTCTTCTTTCTTTCTCGCCACTTTTTCTTCTAATGAGCATTCTCGATATTGTTTTTCAAATACAGTAATCCAATTTTCTTTGCTCCAATCGCGCCAATCACCAAAAGTGACACCGCCATTGAAGAAGCGCACAAATAATGGCTTTCCTCGTGAGCAACTATTTTTAATTCGAAAGCGTTGGAATTTGCGTGAACCCCATGCAATCGTTCCTTCTATATGGAACTGTGCTTTTTCCATGGCTTCCAATACTTTGGCCTCAAAACTTGATTCTATCATTTTCTATCTCCTATTCTATCCACAAAATCTGTGAGTAACTCTGTTTATAATCTTGTATAAGATTAAAAATAAATGTAGTATCATGAATTAACGATATTAAATATTAAAAAAAGTAATTTTACAATAAAATGGAGAGATAATAGTGGCTACCCCAAAAACCCTTGGCAAAATGTTTAGTCTTAGAATCCCAAAAGAGCTTTGGTTCTTTATCAAATCGCAATCACTTGTCCAAGATAAACCCATGAATAAGATTATTATGGATGAATTAGAAAAGATGAAGAAAAAGATTGAAAATAAAATGATAAATAAAGTTGACAAGGAATGATATCATGATATTATGACATCATATTAAAGGTTGAGTGAGAGATTGCAGTCTCTCACTCGGAAACAAAATTTTCGACCGTGGAGAAGAAAACGATGTTCAGCATCAGTATAGAATATTTATTTATTCAAAATCAATCCTCTCAAGGTATGAGAGATGAAAATAATGGATTTGTTTATTGTCCGATGTGCGAAGTGATGCATGAGAACAATACACTTTGTCAAATGTCATGGAGCGACTAATCATGAATTATTCAAAATCAATCCGAAATTTCGCTTACGATCTTATCAGCCACTATGCAAAATTGGACGCGCTATCCGGTTCATATCATCACAAATTAAAAGATATATCCGACTTTGATTTAAATGAACTGGTTGTTCTTATCATGAATGAAAATGATGATATGGCCTTTGATGTAACGAGCCCCAATAATCCATGGTATGAAAAGAAAATGTTACCAGCTTTAAAAAGACATTTACTTTTAGCGCCTGATAAAAATGAAGAGGCACAATTTATAATTGAATGGCGTGAAGGAATTCTTAACTTCTTCCTAAATGACATTGAAGAACTTTTGAATAATGCAATATCAGAATATAACGAAGACCAAGGATGTAATCGCTCACGTAATTCATATTATGAAGAAGGACGCATCACAGTATGGTAAGAAATATCTTATGGATGAGCTTATTCTTTACTATTTTTTATTACGATTTAATTACATTAACTAACCAAATTATTATAGGAAAATTATGAAAGATGAAAATATTTATGATCATAATTGTTGTAATAATCCTGTTAAGCGCGATGCAGGATCAAGATAAATAAAATAAGGTAAAAGTTATGAACAAATTAACAGAAAATATATTTGATAAATGGTCGATGAAGTTACCTTTATGGGAAGATAAATATAAATATCAATTATTAAGTGTGGCTAAATCTTCTGTAAGAGATTTTAGCTTAATGGAAGCTGTGAATTTTATTAAAGAAATAATCAAAAATCCAAAACAATGTTATGTGTGTAACAAAGTAACAGGATATGTACATGGAAGAATATTGGGAAATGATATTCGCTGGCATTGTATAGGAGCCTGCGGATAAATGCACTAAAGACATTTTAACAAATGTCTTTACTAGATTTATCGCAGACCTTAAATGGGCACAATATTATTAAACTAAGAGGTAATTATTATGGCTTTACGTGCTAAAAAACCAGAGGCTATTAGTAAGAGATTAAAAGCTCTTTTCTATGGTTCGGCTGGTGTTGGGAAAACAACGGCTGCAATTTCATTTCCGCAACCTTATTTGATTGATACAGAAAAAGGTGCTACCAATAATCAATATGTAAAGATACTGCAAAGTAAAGATGGTGTTGTTTTTCAAACAACAGATTTTGATGAATTGGTTAATGAAGTAAAAGCTTTATTAACAGAAAACCATGATTATAAAACTTTAATTATTGATCCTCTTACTACAGTATATAATGACCTATTGGATAAATCAGCCACTAAAAATGGAACTGACTTCGGGAAACATTACTCAGATGCTAACAAGCGAATAAAACATTTAATGAACCTCTTGTTACGGTTAGATATGAACGTTATTATTACGTCTCATGCAAAAAATGAATATGGACAAAACATGTCAGTTTTAGGTCAAACATTTGACTGCTATAAAAAACTCGATTACTTATTTGATTTGGTTTTTGAAATCCAAAAAAGGGGCAAAGACCGAATTGGAATCATTAAAAAATCTCGCATTGAAGAATTCCCAGATGGAGACACGTTCCCATTTTCTTATGATGAAATCGCTATCCGCTATGGAAAAGATGTATTAGAAAGAGACGCTGTTGCTGAGATGCTCGCATCGAAAGACCAAGTTTCCCGTCTAAAACAACTCATTGAGCTATATAAGGAGCCAATGGAAGTTGTTCAAAAATGGCTGGATAAGGCCAATGCAGAAACATTTGAAGAGCTTAATTCAACGATTATCGAAAAATTGATTAAACATATGGAAGATAAATCCAAACCTAAAGGAGTAGAAGCAGCATGAGTTATAAGCCATTAACAAAAGAAGAAGCTATGATGATGAGCCATCCACAATTAATCGAGGATGGCACCTATCAATGCGAGCTTGTGGAATTTAGCCACACTGATAAATATCATAATCCACTAAAAGATCGGAACGGCGAAGACATGACCCGGATTAAATTAAAGATTTGGGATATCAATGGGAAAGAAAAATATGTCTTCACTAATCTCTTTTGGGGTAATAATAATAAAATGTCATATCGTACTCGTCATTTTGCGGAAAGTTTTAAAGCAGTTGAGATGTATGAGTCTGGAAAACTATTTGATTGTTTCAGAGAATTGTTAGGCCATACCGGACATTGCGAAATTTATACGCAGAATGCTCGGCCTAAAAATGATGGGAGCAATGATACATGGCCAGCCAAGAATGATGTCCGTGACTTTATTGTTGTAGCATCATCTAACAAAAAACAAGAAGAGTTTATTAATGATGACGTCCCTTTCTAAAAATTCCATATTACAAAATTTAGGAAAAATAAAATGATAGAAGAAATGAAAATAAAAGACGTTATAAGTTTATTAAATATAATTAATCCAAGTAAGGAAAGAAAAATTATTCATAATGGCGAAGAAGTCCGAATTGTTATATTGCAAAGAGGCTGGGTCGTTATAGGTAATTTCTATCAAAATGGCTCAGATTGTTGGATTACCAATGGTTATGTCATTAGGCAATGGGGAACAGAAAGAGGGTTGGGAGAATTAGCAATAGAAGGAAAAAAAGTAAATACAAAACTAGATCCGATTCCGCTTACAAAATTTCATGAGCTTACTATTGTTGCATCTATACTATGCGATAAGTCTAAATGGAAAGATTTATGTTAATAAATAACTTTGAAGAGGCAATAAATACTAATGGCTATGACGATGGCTATGGCGATGGCTATGGTAATGGCTATGGTAATAGTAATGGCGATGGCTATGGCGATGGCGATGGCTATGGCGATGGTTATGGTAATAGCTATTGAGCATATAGATCTATTGGGTTGTCATTTTTGCGGTTGCGATAATATTCAAATCATAGAACTTAAAGATGATCCAATTTTTAGATTTATTATCCAATGTATGCAATGCCGAGTATGTTTTTCTACAAATACTAAAGATCAAACAATATTAAAATGGAATAGAAGAAGATGATTAAAGAAAATAAATGGATAAGTGTCAATAACAGATTGCCTGATTTAGGTACATCTGTTTTATGTTGTGTTAATAATCATGTTAGTAGAATTGTGGTTACTTTATCTAGGGAACAAACAACTCACGATGGAATTATAGAATGGCTTGCTACTTTTGCTTTTCGACCATTAGAAGGAGAGGGTGATACTATATTTCCTGTTGTAAAAGATCATATGGTTACACACTGGATGCCTATGCCAGAATTACCAGAATGAAAAAACATATAAAAGATCATTATTGCAAAGCATGTTATGCAGAGGGCTATAAAGATGGCGCACTTGATGTGCCATCACTAGCAACTATTTGGGTTGATACCACAAAAAAGATGCCTGATGAAAATGGTCGATACCTCGTCATAGAAGACCATCATTATAAATGGATTGGCATCGGCTCTATGCGGGATGGAAAGTTTGATATGAAAATAACCCATTGGATGCCATTACCGGAGCCGCCAAAATGATAGTAGAAAATAGAACTAGAACAATAGAAAAAGCTCATGAGATAAAAAAGAAGTTATTACACTTAATCGAAAAAGAAATAAAGAGATACAATTGTGATGATGATCCTGCCGAGCATATTTATCTTATCGTTCACACGCTCAGTAACTTCTTATCAACGATGCTTGTGATAGTGGAAGGCTATGGAAAAACATATGCTATCCCTAGTTTAACAGTTGATAAATTAACCGAATGGATGAGTCAGTTATCCAAAGAATATATTGGTTTTTATAGAGAAATAAAATGACTAAAACAGAAAAAGTAAAAAATATATTTGCATTTCTTAGTATTTTGTTTGAAGAAAATGAAGAATGTTTAGAAGAAATAATGAGGTTTTCTCCCGATTACATTATTGAAAAATACATGCGATATATAGAATCATTAATACCAGAGTCTCCATGGGGATTGCATCCATCATTGAGACGATCTGTTTTTGATAAGTACTGTGAAAAATATGGATTACTAAAGGATGAGGTTTAATTATGAAATTAATAGAAACAAAAAATGAAATTATTAATCCTAACAGAATAGAAAATGAATGTATTGTTAAAGAAAGCGGCTCAGGAAAGACTAGAGCCAGAAGAAAAGATGGAGCTATCACGATTATTAATCGGGAGCGCAAATGAATAATAAATAAAGGGATTATTAATGAAAAAAGTTGAAACAACAATTTATTGTGATACATGTAATATGGATATTAGCCCGAAGATTACATTATATCCAAATCAATATATTCTGCGCGTTTCTGTTTTTGATATTGCAGTGCATGATCCTAAAAATATCATCTATGATATATTGATGGTTCCACCTATTGAAGATGATCTATTCTTTTGCGGCCGAGATTGCATGAGAGGATACAAGGGATGAAACAGTCATGATAGATAATGAAACACGAGAATTTATAATTCATAAAGTTTATGAAATTCTAGAAGAATATAACCTTGATGAGGAAGAGATCATAAGTATATTGCGTCGAGAAATTAGTGAAGAATATTTGCCTATGATGAAAGGCTATCGAGAAAGAATGACACAAATTGAAGATGCAATTCAGGCTCATGCTGTTGGCGTACAGAACGTTTACAATGAAGTCGAGAAGGTCATAAAGAAGATTGATATGATGAAAGACCTTCAAGACCGCTGTGAAAATGAAACGTTACCAATTGATGAAGTACAGCTTTTGCTTTGGATTAAATCCTATCCTATGAATATTCGCACTAGGATGAAGATTGAAACAAACTTTGGTGAAATTTCTTATATTTTTGATTGCCCCCTTTTAATGAGGATAGGTTATCAGACATTATTCATAAAATATATTTTAGTTTGTTAAACGAGCTTTATGATACGCATAAAGAACGTGGCGGTCATTTTATTGGTGACGATGGGTGCAAAGAATGGATGGATAACTACGGAAAAACTGTTATTAAAAAAGAACCACTATTATCTAAGAGATAAATATGCCCTCAATTGATATCTTAATAGCAATGAATTACCATCCTGAATTTGATGATCTAAATGAATTTAATGATAAGATTATAAAAGAACAAGAATCATTAAAAGATTTTAAGATGGAGGATTGCAAACAATGTTATCAGGACTAGGATCAGGAATAGGATGGATAAAGTATTGCAATTTACATGGTAGACTTGGTTGTCCTTGTCAGCAATAAAACGAGACTCAAATGCAGATGTATAATGATTTGCTCCCAATGGGTGCATCAAGTGGTTTAGCTGCTGGTGCACTCACCGCAGGTTCTGCAATTACTATTTCTTCTGGATTAAATGCTCTTGCAACTACCGTTAACTTGCCTGTAGTGGGTCAATTACCATCAAAACTAATGAACAAAAAACTCTTATTACTAAGGAAATAGTCATGGCTTTAATGAAATATAAAGATTTATTGATTTTAGCTAAAGAAAAAGTAAAAGAAGCGATGGCACCTTTGCGTGCTAAAGAAATGCGCAAGAAAGGTGAATTGGAAATTTGTAAAATTGATTCTTATATTTTGGAGAAAGAACAAAAGATTCAGGAATATGCTGCAGAATATCCCATTAATTTCGATAAGCTGATAGATGTGATTGATGAACTAGAATTAATTAAGCGTCGTAAAGAACAGTTTGAAAAGATATTAGATGAAATGTTTAGTGAATAAAAAGATTTAATGGCCGACGATACTTGTTAGAGACCGACGGTAGCGCTATCGGGCTACACTTAGCAGGAAAAATAGGCCGCCAATTTATGGCGATTGAAGCTCAGAAAGATACGTAGGCCGTTCTAGCACCAGATATACTGGGATGCCGATTCAGGCGCGTAATCGAAGAGCCTCTGATTGTGCAGAAATGCGAGGTCTAAGTGGAACCGAACAAGACCTGTGGACCATGTCGGCATAGTATGGACTTAGGCTAACCAGAGAGGACGTGAGTGAAACTCTCATCAATCGCCTCCATTTATTTTTTCGGTTGGGGAAACATATTGAGCAAAGTTCCCGTCTGATCCGAAAAGGTTCGCTAGTACCCTGCTCGATACTAGCGTTAAATAGGAAAATATATGACTATATTTGGAATAATTTTTATAGCCTTTTTGGTTAGCTTATTTATAGGAACTTCAAAAGTGTGCTGGGGACTTGGAGTCACAACAGTAGTTCTTTGTTTTATTCAGTTGATGGATTATATGGGATGGCTAGATTAATTTATGGTAATCTCGGCACTGAGTGGCGTAGTGCAGGGAATACATGCAATTTTTAACCGCCTCAGTCAGACGCCAGCATGGGCGCCCAGAGGGAGAAGGTTCGAGTCCTTCCGATTACCACTTTTATTTAGAGATAAAAACATGACAGCAAGAACTGCAACTATTATTGTAGCATTGGATAAAGAATATAGAGATGATGATATTGAACCTTTATTACAAGCCATAAGTTTAATGAAAGGTGTTTTACAAGCAAAAATCCTCGAAACGCAACATAGCACAAATTTGGCTGCATATGGATATAAACAACAAATAAAGAAAGAATGTTATGATTTAATGAAAAAAATCTGGGAAGAATGAAGCGTCAGTTATTGGATAGAAATGATTTAAGGATAAAAATGATATCAATCCATAAAGCTATAAAAGAAGAGTTAAACGACATTTTTAGAATAGAACAGCTTAGTTTTAAACCTAAAGATGCTTTCGGTATTGGTCAATTCAAACATTTCTTTAATGGTAAGAAAAGATCAAGTGATCTATATGTTGTCTTAGCTCTGAATCTCGTAATTGGATATTTTATTATTCGCTATTATGAGAAATCTAATAGAATCTATTCTATTGCTGTTAATCCTGAATTTAGGCAAAGAGGGATTGCAACTTTAATGCTAGATAAAATCCATGAGTTATCCGTTGGAAAAAATATTATCTTAGAAGTGCGTAAAGACAATAAAGTAGCAATCGATTTCTATAAAAAACATGGTTACAAAGAAGAACAAATCATACATAATTATTACAAAGATGGAATGAGCGCGATAAAAATGCGAAAGGTATTTGATGAAATCCAGGGATGATTGGCCTACATTAGCTATTCTTTATGATAAAACCTCTCTTTATTCTCCTAGCAATGACGCTGCTATTGATCAATTTTGCACATCTGCAGAAGAACGTCAGATTAAGACCAAGATCATTGGAAAAGAAGATATTTCTAATTTATCTCATTTTGATGCACTCTTTATTCGGGACACTACTCATCCTGAAAATTACGCTTATGACTTTTCCTTAAGCGCAGAATTAAAGAAAATCCCTGTATTAGATACTACTGAAGGGATCATGAAAGGATGTAACAAGATCTGGCAAACAAATGCTTTTTTTAGCTATAACATTCCATTTCCCAATAGCATGATCATTAATGTCATTAATTATGAGTTCATTCATGAAAAATTAACTTACCCATGTGTTTTAAAAATCCATGATAGTTGTTTTTCTCAAGGGGTTTTTTTAATTCATGATAAGAAAGAATTTTTTGAGACAGTCGAAAGATTAATACTTAATAGTGGAAAAGCAACTAATCGTAATCTTATTTGCCAAGAATTTATAAAAACGGCATTCGATTGGCGCATCACTTTTTTGGATAGAAAACCACTCTTTGCTTGTAAATACCATATGATCGAAAATGACTGGAAAATCATAAAATATGATAAGAAAGGAAATTATATTGAAGGCGTTCATGAAGCAATTACTATTGAAAGCATCCCATCAAAAGTAATGAATGCCGCCTATCTATGTATTAGCCTGATGGATAAAGGATTATATGGTATTGATATCAAAGAAACGAATAATAGCGTCTATGTAATCGAAATTAATGATAATCCATCAATTGATGCTGGGACTGAAGACACCATTTATGGAAAAGCTATCTATGATAAAATCATTGAATGGTTCAAGATAAGAATAATACTAGGCTCATATAAGGAAAAGCTTTAAGCGCTCCAAGAGAAGCGCTTTCCGCTGTAACGCAGTTGCTATTCAATAATGATAGATCGACAACCATTAATGATTATATTAACTTGCGATGATGAGTATATTGATTTTTCCATCGATGTCAAAGGATGATATATGGCAAAAGTTAAAATGGTCAAAAAGCTTTCTGATAAAGGCTATCCCTATCATAATTTTCATTATAAAACTGCGCATGAAGAAGCAGATGTAAAAGAAAAAAAGAAGTTCCCGAGAGGATATGAAAAACTAAAACATATTGAAAAAAAATTACAAAAAAATGAATTAATGGGAACCAATAAACGATCTGGAAAGATCGAAGTTGAAAAAAAATTCAACCGATATGAAAAAGAAATTGCCTATCATGAAAAAGAAGAACATAAAAATCTAAAAAGACTTGAAAAGAAAAATAAATCACGGTAAAAATATCGCATCAGTAGCGCACGTCTAACCGTCTTGTCCTTATCAAGTTTGGTTGCGCTACTGTGATTATTATCTTACTCTTCTTGCATATATACCGCCGCAAGCTGTTAATGCCATATTGAAACCAGCAACAACAGATAAATAAATAGTAGTAGTGCTGCCAAGATTAAATCTTATTTGTGGTACACACATGCCATTATTATTACCAGTTGATGAGTAGCCAATTTGAGCAAATAAGGATGCATCTGGTTGGCTAGCTGAGGTGGAACTAACCCATCCATCAAAATAAGTTACTGTGCCTGTGTTACCAAGATAAGTTACATTACCCCACACATCCCAATCACCTGCAGTTAAACTAATGGATGTGACATTCGCAATTGTATTATTTGTTAATGAAATGGCTGATCCAGATGAAATAACAGAGGTAACAAATTGACCTACAAAACCTGCACCTGCATTATCCCCTGCTGCGGTGCCTATAATACCTTTAGTTGTATCTGACCAAGTGATTTGAGTCATCGTAGCAGAGCCCAAAGTAGGGGTCACAAGCGTAGGTGATGTTGCGCCTACGAAATTACCTGTTCCTGTAGCACCTGATAATCCTAGACCTACTGAGTTAATGGTTGTCATGATTAAAATCCTTTTTAAACAATTGTCAAACCTTTGCCTGTCATGCTTGCAACTGTAAGAGTTGTATTTGCAACTGTTGCAACCAAATGAACTGCATCAAATTGCCCGCTAGATGAAAGAGAGCCACCAACACCCGTTGTAGTTACACTTGTTGGTGCAACACGAATTAATTGATTTGCATTTTGTGCAATTGACCAACCACCTGCACCTTCACCAATCACAAAGAATTGATCACCCACATTAAATGTTGCTGGCAACGTGAGAGTCACCAATCCTGCATTATTGGCAATATAGCCATTAAATGCTGCCATATTTTGAGATGTGCCTGATACGGTCGTCCAAGTAAATGAAGTCACCCCTGATGCTGTAATCGTAATATTTCCTGCATTTGATCCAATTGTAATCCCGGCACCTGCCTGTAATGTCGCTGGAACAGGATCAGCACCCGTTGAACCAATAAATAACTGCCCATTAGTCAGATTATAGAAGTTCCAATTACTTGAACCATTTGCTACAGGAAGCGCATGCGCTGTTGGATTTGAAACACCTGTACCACCTTGGACGGGTGCTACAATATTGGCTCCATACAAAGTCCATACCGCTGTTGATGATGATCCTGTTGTCGTGCAGATATATAATTTGCTATTTGTGGTATCAATACAAAATTGATAAATATTACCAGCCACAACTCCATTTGGATTACCGGCATTATGTAATATAGTTTGTGAAAGCATTAAATTAAAAACTTGCTGTAATGTTTCTTGCACAGAAAGTCCAGGGCTTGATGGGGATACATACCCTTGAACCGCATAAATTATATCAGTTAATTGCGCGCTCGAAATCGAGGGCAGTTGGGTTATCATCTCATTAGCCATAAAAAATCCTTTTTAACTCGTAAAATAAAATCCGCTAACAGTAATATCAGTAGTCGAACTAATATTAGTAATGGGCATAGTAGAAGCGCCCGCTGCTGAGTTGGCATTTTCCATTAGATTCACATAATTTGTATTATGTAATACTCTACTTACAATATATAAAGTTCCCGCATCAATTGAAGTATTTTGAACAAGTGCCGTTCCTGGACAATCATTTGCAGTTGTATTAACAGCTGTGAAAGGAAGTCCAGTTATTTGTAATTGACCTGATGCGCCTCCAATTGTTAAAGCTGTTACAATAAGGCGACCATAATAGAAAACCATGTTGCCCACTTTCGTATATTCGCCTACTTGGAAAGAGTAAGTTACTGATGTGGGATTGGCGCTTGATCCTGCTAAAGCAGGTGTCCAACTACCGGTTGCAAAAGTACAGTTAGAAAGATTACCTGACTGTGGTGTACCTAATACGGGTGTAGTGAGAGTTAGATTGGTTGCTGCTAATCCGCTAGGCAATGTTGTGCTAATACTAGGAACACCTGATCCATTTGTAACTAATACACCGCTATTTGCCGTTGCTAATCCTGTAACCGTATTAGCGGCAGATGAATAAAGAATCTGATTAGCAGTCGTTGTTGTAGGATAAGTAGCCGTTGAAAAAGACCAAACATTTGAACCATTTGATTGCAATACCGAGCCATTAGAACCATCAGCTGCTGGCAGTGTCGCGGTATAGTTTGTTGATTGCCCTGTTGCAACTTTTAACCCTGTGAAATGTGTATTAGCTGCATTATAAAAATTGACTTGTCCTGATACGACGCCTAATGGATCATATACTTGAACAACACTACTTTTTGGCCCTAATGCTAATGGAACATTTCCATCCGTTCCTTGCGCTAATAATGCAGGTGCATTTCCTGTTGAATTATTAACTACTGTTACATAATTAACAGCGCTTGCTGTTGCTGTTTGATTAACCCATGTTGCACCATTGGTATCAAGCAAACTCGTTGTAATCCAAGGTGTAGTTAACTTCATGGTTGTTGCAGAAATATTAGCAGGTAATGTGGCGCTTAAAGATGGAACGCCACCTGCGCTTGTAACTAATACAGAGTTATTAGCTGTCACAAGTCCGGTTACAGTATTAC